CTGACCGTATTGCAGATGATGATAACCGGCATGGAGTTGGTCCCCTGCTTGGATTCGCTGGCATGGGATGACTGTTGATCCGCGGCCTGGGCGACGTCCTGGGCGACCCGTTGCGTCTGGTCCTGTTTGCTGACCTGGACCGGGATAGGTCCGCATCCGGCAACCATCATCAGGGGCAAAAGATAGCGAATCACGATTAGCGACCAATCGAAAAGTAATTGACGCGAATCGTGATGTTTGCGCCCCCGATCGCTTGGAAACCAAACCCGCCGGCGTCTTGTTGTGACTGAATCGGGGCAATTGGATTGTCGAGCCAACCGTTGTCGCCATAGTTGATTACGGGTACACCAGACTGAGAACTAAAGGGTGCTGCATAGCCGATATATCCGCCGCCCCCCGCATTCGTGGTGACGACGGCAGAGCCGAACCGGAATTGATATCCACCCAACCAGGACGGGAAATTTATCCACCCGCTTGCCTCGCTGCCGCCATAACTGAAGCCCAAAATTCCCATGCTGGCCGAAAGGACTCCGTTGCCCAATAGGGCAAAGCCTTGCCCAAGTGCGTTCTGGAAACTCAAGGCCGACTTATCGCCTGACTCAATAATCCGAAAGTCGTTGTCGACGTCCGTCGTCTTGAAGTCAATAAAGGGCGACGTGCCGGCCAGTTCCAGCGTCCCAGACGGCGTTATGCTTGCGCCTCGAAAATCGCCGGGCGATGCGTTGAACGACCCGGACGTAACAAGGTTGCCTGTCATTGAGTCGCCGGACGCATTGACATAGCGCGCGTCCGCCGCGGCCTGGGTGATGCCGGCCGACGCCTGGACGCTGGCATCCGGGAACTTGATGCCCCCGGCCTTTGACTCAATGACGCCAGGGACCGCGACGCTGCCATTCGTTGCCGACCCGAATTGGTTCTGCAGGACAGCCTTGATAAGCCGCAGGTGATCGTCGCCCTGGCTTTTCGGGTCCGTGCCGGTCGGGTTGGTCTTGACCAGGTCCCCGACGTAGGTTGCGCTTTCAAGTGACATTTTGCTCGGCCTCGCTCAGTATCGCCGGGGTCGTCCCGGCAAAGTTGTCCGTAATGGTCCCCGGGTTGAGGACATTCTGGCGGTCCGCCTCCAACTCGAATTTGTCGAAGTAGTATTTTGCGTTGTCGCCATTGTTCAGATGCTCGTAGGCACTCTCCAGCGCACTGTAGAGGAACAACGACTCGGTTTGCGGGGGAATGGGGTCAATGGCCGCCAAGGTGATCCCGTAACGCCGTTCAATTTTGAATTGCGCGTCCCCGATGAAGTTGTCCATTTGGGCGGACAGGTCCGACCTGTGCAGTATTGCCGCAATGCGGTCTTTCAGGTCTTGTAGTGTCATGCGAACCCCAAGGTGCACAAATAGTCCCCGTCGGGCAACAGGGGCCAGGCGTCAAGTTCCAGGATGAAATAGCCGCTTGTCTCAATGGGGGCGGCCGTCAATGTTCCGGTTTGCGTCCCGGCCGTGAAGGTGTCGCCAACATCCAGGGACGATAGCGGTCCGGTATGGTTGCGCCCCAGGGCATCGAACGCACTAACGCGGACCTGGGTCCCCGTTGCCGTTATGTGCGCGGTCGCCGGGACTGCGTTTTTGGTTTCGTAGTGGTACGGCGCGCCGGCAAGCGGACCGCGCCACTGGCGGCCCGGGATAGGGTCGCCAAGGGTAACGACTCGGTTGGTGACTTGCCGCTTAATAAGGGCCTTCATACCTTGTTCACCCTGTAAGGTTCGCTGTCCGGGTGCGATATGAACCGCGCCCATGCTGCATCATGATCCGGCCCGGGGGGTAGTCCGAGACTTTCGGGGTTTTGTGTTTCCAGGAATTCCGCTTCCTTGTCCGACAGGTGCAGGGCTAACCGCAACGTCCCGGACGCGATATCCCGCGGGGCCTGTTGCCGCATCCGTATCCGTACTGGTATCGCCCTCGGGTCCAGCCAGGTGCAATACTTGCGCATATCCGCAATCCCTCCAACGTGCCAACTGCTCGGGGGTCAATTCCAAATCAATCGAATGACCGGGGGCGACCATGCCGCCCTCGGTCCCGATTGCCCGGCCAAGGATGTTGACCAGGCGATACACTACGCGACCACCGCGGCCGTTTCGTCGATTGCCATAATGGCCCCCTGCGATGCCTCGTTGAGGACAAGCAGGGAATACTGCACGGACATGATACGTTTGTCCGACAGGCCGGTTTTGGCCAATGGCTCGACCGTATAGCCGCGCAGCATCGACTGCTTCAGGTGCGTCGAATCCAGGAAATACATGGTGGATTCGCCGGCCGCATCCGCGGCTTGCAGCCTGTTGTCGCGCAGGGCGATGGTTTGGCCAAAGTCGGTCACAAAGACGTTGACCGAACCGTAGGCCGTCAGTGCACCACCGTCGCCCTTTTGCGCCTTGTCACTCGTCAGGGTCGCCACGCGAGCCGTTGCCCCGAAAAGGTATTCCGACAGCTTGCGGATGACCACCGGGCGCGCCATCGCAACAGTCGTATTTCCGCCGGCCTCATAAACCGATTGCAGAATGTCGCGAATGGTGGTTTCAGACAGTGCGCGCTTGGTCCCAGGGGTCGGCGCGACAAACAGGCCAGTCGTCGAGTTGAAACCGCCGACCGCGCCGGTAGCCCCGACGGATACGTTGGATTTCAGTTGCGCGCCCAGGCCGGCCGAAATACCCGGGATCGCCGAGTCGTCGCCGGCGACGGATGCCTGGTGCGTCAACATTTGCGCTTCGACGTCGCGGCGCAGTTCCTTTTGGCGTTGGCTGATCTGGTAGGACAGGTTCGCCATGTTGCCGACGGAATTTGCGGCCTGGGACGTGTCCGTGACCTTGACCTCTTTCGTCGCGATTTGGGTAAAGTTGCCCAGACGCTCCCCGAATTTGCCGTTGTTTTTGGACGATTCCGCGCCCTCAATTACGGCGTTATCGGTCGCCGGCGGGTCCAGTTCGTCCGTGACGAACTCGGCGCGCTTGTTGCTGTGCGTTCCCTTGCTGCACATTTCGGTGAACGGTAGAGGGATACCGGAGATATCCCAAATCTTGTCCATGACGTCCTCACGAATGACGCCGCCGTATTTGACCGCATCCGCGGCCGAATGAGAGATAGTAGACATTTATGCACTCCTGATAAGTGCGTCAATCGCGGCCGTCTGATCGTCCGCGCTCCGAGTCTGCTTTGCTTTCTCGGTTAGACGCTGAAGGGTTGACTGATGCGTTGTCGCGACCTGGGCGGCCTGTGGGGTTGCGGACCTCAACGGTTTTACGTTGTTGCGCGCCTCCCTGATGGCCTTTTCACGCCTGGCCGCGTCGTACATCCATTTGATGTAGCGCGAGTCCATAACCATGCCAATTTCGGCCTCGGTGATCCCGTATCCCTTTGCCGCCTCGGCCAGGACCTTGACCACTTCCCGCGCGCCCTCGGCCGTTGCAAACTCGGGGATTGCCGCGGCTAACTTTGGCATTTCCCTGGCGTACATGGCCTTGCGACGTTGCTTGGCAACCTCAATTGCCTCGGGGGGAAGGTGATCCAGGAACGACAAAAGCTGCTCGAAATCCTGGGTTTGACGAAGTACCGAATTTTCACGGTCCTGCACGTCGAGCATGGCGGCCTGGTGGTTTTGCCAGGCGTCTTTCAATTCGCCAAGCGTGACCGGCTCGCCGCCAGTAATCGGGATCAACATCCCGTAGTCGACCTCTGCCTTCTCAGGTTGGTCTATTGCGGCCGGTTCGTCCTTCTCAGGTCCGGCCGCGGTGTCCTCGGCCGCGGGTTTCTCTCCCTCGGCCGGGGGTGTTTCTGCTGATGGTTCGGGCTGCGCTTCCGGCTCGCCAAACAACAGGCCGGCAATCTGTTCCAGTTCGCCCTGGCTCGGTGCGTCAAGCGGTTGCTGCGATGCTGTCGAATCTTGCAATTGCCCTCTCCTTTGCGCGTGATATTACGTCCAGTTCGGCCAATAGGAAAGTCCTATTGTCTGGAATGGTCTTGATAGCGAAAAACAGGTCCTTTTCGACCTCGTCGAATACCGACTCGACAAGCTGGCGCGCGTCCTCAATCCTCATCGTCGGCTTCTGCCTTTTCACGCTGGTCGACGCGCAGTTTCTTGCGTTCCAGGACCCCATTGGTAACTAGCTTGGCCTCTTCGACCTCGGCTCGCAGTTCCTCGGCCCATCGCTTGAATTCAAGGTCCCGCTTTTGTTTCTCCAACTCGAAAGACTTTTCCAGGCGGACGATGGCCGCATCGACCTGCATCTTTTCGTTGGCAACCCGGCGCGCCTCGTCCGCCTTTTGCTGCGACGCCTGTTGAGATTCGGGGGATTTCGGGTCGATAAGGTATTGATCTGGGCTGCCCAGTCCGGCGGTCCTGATCCAGTCGCCCATTGCGTTGTATAGCCTTGGCAGGTCCGTGATGATCCCCGACCCGCCGGATGCCATCATGCCCTGCATCATCTGGATGGTTTGATTCAGGGCCAGGATGCGCTCGGCTTTCTCGGTCGTCGTTAGGCCCATCTGGATATCAGTCACAAGCCGCGGTTGCCACTGTGACGTATCGGCCTGTTGCCACTTGCCACCTATGCGCGCCATGACCGGGCCGGCCAACTCGGTGCGCAGGATGCGATGCACAAGGGTAAACAGGGGTAGCAGCAGGGTCCGCGCGATGTTGCCGGCGAACCATCCGCCCATCATCTCGACCTTTGAAAGCTGACCGGCGGCCGCGGTTGCACTGGTCCCCATGAGTTGCGCCTGGACCTCGCTGAAGTCCAGGGACGCCCCGACCCGTTGCGTCCTGACGCTGTCCAGGTAGCCCAGGGCCGTTATGGCCTGGGGGCCGATATCGGTTGCCGGAATGGGGACGATGGAATTGGCCGACCGGATGCGGACCACCCCATTGATGCGGCCATTTGTCAGGTCCGCCATGTTGACCTGGCCCTCGACGGCCCCGATGCGGCTTGCGTTCATGACCGCCAGGTTGTCCATGTATTGCCGCAAGACATGGGACTTTTGCAGCATAAGGTCCTGCAGCAATTCCGCCAGGCCGGTCCCCGCGATGCGGTGCGGCATGGGGACCGCGCTGCCCGTCACGAACGGGATAAACTCGGCCGGCTCGTCAATGAGGGTTTCGTCCTGGTTGTCGCCAATCCAGACATGGCGCAGTTCGGTGCTGTTGTTGTCGGCCGACGAAAACCGGATGTAGCAGCAGTAGACCACCTTTAGCCTGTTGGCGTCCTGGACGCTTTCGAGGGTCCCGTCCTGGGCCAGGCCGCCCTGGCGCGCAGTGTCGCCCGGGTAGTCCTCCATTGCGTCAGGTAGTTTGGCAATCTTGCTGTCCGGGATGCCCTTGGCTTTGAGGGCCGCGGCCGTGTAAAGCCGCTTCCGGGCCACAAACCGCAGTTGGTCTAGGTCGTAGTCCTGACCGCTTTCCGCAAAAAACATATTTTCCGGGGGGACGCACTCAATGGCCAACCGCTTGCGAGTCCGTTCAACCTTGGCAACCGTCTTGTCTTTGCCGGCCTTCAGGGTCACGCGGACGCCGGCCGGGGCCATGCTCGTTAGTGCGTAGACCTCTTCGTCGGACAGTTCGGCCGGGAATGTCTGTTCTGTGACCTCGGTCGACTCGTCGACGTAGGCATGCAACCATCCGTTGCCCTCCAAAAGTGCGTCGAATGTCGCATTGTCGATGACGTCGTATCCCGATGCGCGGTCAATGCTGACGCGGACAAAATCCGACTCGGTTTGGGCCTGTTGCTCATCCTCTTGACTCTGCGCCTCGAATTCAATCTGACTCGACCGGACGACCGGACTGATTTGCGCCAAGGTTGCATGGATTGAGTCGGCAACGTCGTTGCTGACGGCCTGGCTGCGCCCCGCGGGGGCCGCGGCAATCCGTCCGTTATAAAGGTCCAGGGCCGTCGCGCGCCTGGTCGCCAGGAAATCCGACGCATAGCCGCGCGCCTGTTCCAGTTCCCGGTTAACAATGGCCGCCAGGTCTTGATTGTTCATACGCATAATGCCCCGTCCATTCTCGAATAGTCGATTTCGGCCCATCGTGGATCAATGCGGAATTGGTCCTCGGCCACAATGCAAAGCAGCCCGAACCCGTCCGCGCCATGCGACGCCCAATCATGCTCGGGGCCTAGTCCGATGTTGCGCTGTTCGTCCTGCTTTTCGTGATACCACCCCAATGCCTCCAACCCGGGGGCGGTCCTGTCCTCGTTGAACCTGCAGGATGGGAACATGCGCCGGCCCGACTCAATGCGCGCCATTGCCGCCCCGGTCCCTTGGTTCGGCACAACGTCGACCGCATAGCCGGCGTCCTGGAATGCTGACTCATAGCTTACGGCGTAGACCTTGTCCTGTTGCCGGCCATCATGGGGAAGGTAAACGCGACAGTCCGCGGGGTCGTACTTGCGCGACCGCAACCAGGCCAGGTGCGCGCTCATTGGCTGCCCGACGACCTCGTAATAGTCCAGGACGCGGACCTCGCGGCCGACGAACTGCGCAACCCAAATCACGAAAGCATCGGACTTCGCGCCTGTGCCGCCAATGTCGACGAACAGTTTCAGGGGTAACAGGGGGTCCGGCGCGACGAACCCGATGCGGCCGGATGCGCGCGCCTCGTTGATCGCCTGGGCATAGTAGGCCCCGACCAGGATATTCGCGTATCCGCCCTCCCAAATGTGGTCGTATTGGTCCGGCGTCAGGCGTAGACAGTCGAGCCGTTCCTGTTCCAGGACGCGGGGGAAAAACGGGTTGTCGCGCCAGTTGGCCTTAACGACGACCGCATCTGTTGGCAGGGCCGGGCCGCGCAATAGCATGTCGACCGGGTCCGTCTTGCGCCTGGCATTCCACGAAAACCATATTTCGCTGCCCTCTTCCCGGATGGTCGGACGCAACAGGGACAGCGAACGCGCGGACAGCGTGGCGGCCTCTTCGACCCAGGCGATGCGGAACCCCTCAAGGGACTTAATCGACTCGGCGTTAGCGTCCTGCATCCCCTGAAAGATGATGATTCCGTCGCCCGGTGTCTCTATTTGATCCTTCCACACCTTGAAGCCCTGGGCCTCGCCCAGGCGATGCTCGGCCAGCTTGTCCTCAATCAACCGCTTGGACGACTCTTTGAGGGTATTTTGTACCTCGCGAATGCAAACCGCCCGGCTGCCCGGGTAGAGTAGGGCCTGTTCAATGACCGCTTCCGCGAAAAAATGGGACTTGCCCGAACCGCGGCCGCCCCATGCGCCCCGGTATCGCCCCGGCTCAAGCAGTGGCGCGAATACCTCGGGGGTCGCCAGCTTCAGATTCATTTCGGCCGGATGATTTCGCGCGTGATCTTGCGTACAGTCAGGTCAACGTCGACGCCGCCGGACATTTCAACCGCTTTCAGGTCCGGCATGGTCTTGCGGAGAAGGATTTCCGCGGCCTTGACTGCCTGGGGGGACATTTTGATTTTATCAAGCCCTTGATCGTTAAGGCGACGCAAAAGCATGCTCGTCTGGATTCTCTTGCGCCAGGCGTCGTTTAGTTCGGTTTTTCGGGTACGTGCGGCCATGCCCGAATTATAGGCAAATTCGCTCTCGACGCAATGCCGCCCCCTTATAACTCCAAACCTCGACCACCCAACCCGCCCCGACCATGAGGGCCAGGTATTCGCTTTCCCTGACCTTTGTTGCCCTTGCCGCGTGGTTGCTATGGGACGTGACCTGCAAAGCGATTGTGACCCCCTCTGCGTTGATCCCAAGGATATCTATGCAATTGAACAGGTCCCGCTTTAGGAATTTCGTAATGTTTCGCTCGACGGTCCAGGGGGTGAACCCCAACTCGACTAGATGCTTGGTCGCTCTCGCGGATGGTGTCATTGCTTAAATCCTTTCCTTTGTTTTTTCTCAAGCCAACGATTGAGGGAATACAGGACCCCCTCCCCGCAGCTTCGAGCGAAGGGGGGGGGTTTCCCTGCCGAATTTGCTTAACACTCTATATAGAGTTAGCAAATTAAGCGGTGGTTAGACCTTGAACCAAAGACGGTCGGGTGTACCCCCCAGGACCCCGCGTTCAACCATTGCTGATATTGCGTTCCTGAAATTGCCGCGCCTCGCTTTTTCCTTATCGGGGTACGACTCCATGCATGCATCCAGGGCGGCCTCAGTGAGGACGGTTGGCGCGCCACTGGATAGCGGCTCGACGAACTGATCGCCCTTTGTCGTGACCAGGATATCTAGGACCGAGAAAACGAACCGTTGCAGCTTGCCGATAGGCATTGGTTTTTTTGTCGGGTCCTCGACGACGCCGACCGGGGTAACGACGCATGACGTGACTAGGTCGCCGTCCTCGTCCACTCCGATATCGACCACCGTCAGGTCGAACCCCTGCAGGGCCGCCTTGCCGTTGTCCTTGTTTTTGCCCGGGACCCAGGACCGGACCCCGTTGCTGTGGCGTACCTCAAGCGATGCGTCGAGGCTGCCAAGCAGGGACGAATGGCCGCGCATGCCGCGGTTAAGGTCCTTCCCGGGGTGATGTATCGCGACAACCAGGCCATCAATCAACTGTTGCAAATGGTGCATGCCCTGGACGATCATGCCCATGCCCTCGCTGGAATTCTCGTCAACCCCGACGCTGGCCCGGTTCAAGGTGTCGATAATCACCATGCCCCCCTGTGCGCCGGCGGCCCTGGCAGTCATGAACAGATGCGTGACGTTGGCCGGGTTGGTCAGGTCGAACCCCTCGGCCTCGGGACTGTCCTGGACCCGTTCGCCGGTGATGAAATGGATAGAGGCCGGCATTTTCCGCCCGTTGTGCGCCTCCCATGCCGCGACCCGCTTGCCAAACCCCTCTGCGCCCTCCAGGGCGAGATAAA